ATCGCAGTTTCGATAGACTTGGGATTATTAGGGACGCCTAGGACTTTGCTGATAATCGCCCCGGCTTGACCTCCTAGAGGTCCTCCGACTGCCGCTCCTAACGTTGGAGCTAAAGCACCTAAAACTGATTTTAGTTTCTTCATATCTGAGTCAGTATAAAACCTAAAAAGGCTAAAGCCAAAGTCCCTGTACCCCCAATAACTAGGTTTCTAACAAAAGTAATATCAGTATCTAGTTTTTCTAAATGATTAAAACAAGTTTTCCAACGTTCAGCACATTCGGTCTGGTGACGAATTAATTCGTTATAAGTGCTTTGAACCGTTGGCTTAGACATTATTTAATCCAGGACTTAACCTTTTCAACCCATTCAGGTTTGTTTTTCCAG